ACATATAAAGAACACACCTTAGGACCGGTACTAGTTACCGTGGTGTAGCCGGCTGCTGGCTTGAGTCATCCAATTCGCTACTGGAACCTCAAAAGTGAGCCCTATCTACAAAAAGCATAAATACTAATTATGCGTTATAACGAACTACTCATTGAATCAGCTGCTAGAGAATTAGCAGAAAAACTCCCTACCTTACACAAGCACGATTACAATTCTATTGATAGATTGATGCAACATGTTAGCGCCAAACATAAAATCACTAGTAAAAAACTGCATGATTTGTTTGTACACAAGTATGGTCATACACCAGATGTTTGGGTTAAAAAACTTAAAAATAAACTAGGTGAGGAAAGTGTTATAGGTGATAAAGTATTTCACTCTATGGGTTCCCAATTATTGGCAATAGGCAAAGATGCAGACAAAATAAAAAAACATAGTCCAGAAGATATCAAAAACGCCATTGTTAAAAAATTACATGACATTGATGATCCTAAATTAAATGTAGTAACAAAAAGATTTTTACAAAAAGCAGTAGAGTTTAATCGCAGTAATCCCAAAACAATGGCTGCTATATTTGGATTTACATTCTCGGTTATAGCAAGAGTGTCTATGCAAGTTAGTCATAACTTTGGACTATCACCTACTCAAGCGACACTTATACTTGAAGCAACATTGCCCACATTAGGAAATTTCTTAGGATATTTGGTTAATGGCTTCTCTGTCAAAGATAGTATTCAAAGTGGATTAATTGCAGGTGCGATTGGTGTTGGTGGTACAATGGCGGCTAGCGGTGTATTAAATGAATTAGAAAAATCTGAAGAGCAAGTCAACGAAATCAGTGATGAAACACTGGGTAATTATTTAAGCAAAGCAGGAAAACAAGTTGATAATAGATTAAATCGCATTAGTCAGGCTCGTGAAAGATTAAACAAGGGTTATGAGATTTATCGTGCTGAAGATCCTAGACACCCAATTGAACATTTTACTGCTAACACACCAGAAGAAGCAAGAAAATATTACCACAACTATATTGACAAATATGAAAGTGATGTAGACTTTGATTTAAGATTACGTAAGAGTACTGGATTAGGTGAAAGTGCACTAAAAGAAAGCGTTGATAGTTCAGATGATGTACAAAAGATCAAAGACTTTATTAAATGGTCAATCAAACAGTTACACATTCAAAAACCTTACCCAAAAATTACATTGAGTCGTAACACCAAAGTTGCACAACAAGGTCATCATACTGGTGTTCATACAGAAGACAACAAGATTTGGGTATACATTGAAAATAGAAACTTGATTGATATTTTCCGTACTATATTCCATGAATTAGTACACGAACGTCAATCACAGTTGAATATGATCAAAGATGGTGATAGCTATCCGGGTAGTCCTATTGAAGCAATGGCAGACCTTCTTGCAGGGAAATATATTAAAATTTATGGGAAACAACACCCAGAAATATTCCAGTAATCATGGATGATTTCAAAAATAAATTAGACATACTCAAACAAAAATTAAACATAAAATCACCCAAAGACATATTGGGAGAGGACTACAATTCAAATAAACTGTTATTGGTACAATGGTTACTACTTAGTGAACCAAAACGTGCAGTTACCGCAATCAAAAAAATGCTAAAGAAGTAAACATAACGGTCAAATGAGTCAGTAAAAAGTTTGACTTCTTTACAGTTTCATGTATAATAACTACTCATAAGGAGATTTTATGAGTGATATTAAAACATTCAACGGCGATCAAAAACTAAAGCTAACACAAATTATAAATGAAGGCATGGCAGTCATGCACGAAATTGATACTTTAAATGAAGGTTTAGCAGATACAGTAAAAGCAATTGCAGAAGAACTAGAAGTAAAACCTAGTGTACTCAAAAAAGCAATTCGCATCGCACACAAAGCTAGCTTAACACAAACAAATCAAGAACACGAACAATTAAACACAATTTTAGAAACTGTGGGTAAAACAATTTGAGTTACGTTGATGCCATCCATAGTAGGGATGAAGATAGAATCTATGTAGTAGAACGAGGAGCTGACGGTAAGCGTCACTACAATGAATATCCTACCAACTATGTTTTATACTATAGCGATCCAAAAGGTAAGTATCGTAGTATATATGGTACACCTGTAAGTAGATTCAGTACTCGTAAGAGAACTGAGTTTGAAAAAGAAAGGCGTATACATAGTGGCAAAGAGTTATTTGAAAGTGATATCAACGTAGTATTTCGTTGTCTTAGCGAAAATTACTTAGGTGTTGATGCCCCTAAACTGCATACTTGTTTCTTTGACATTGAGGTGGACTTTGATCCTGTAAAGGGATTTAGTCCAACTGATGATCCATTTAACCCAGTAACTGCCATTTCGTTATATTTGGATTGGCAAAATTTGCTTGTTACATTATGCATTCCTCCTAAACACATGAGTGATGAAACTGCACAAGAGATTACAGCAAAGTATGATAACTGTTTGCTTTTTAAAAATGAAAAGGAAATGTTTGATACATTCTTTGAATTGATTGAAGATGCAGATGTGTTGACTGGTTGGAACTCAGAGGGCTATGATATACCCTACATGGTCAATCGTGTAACACGTGTAATGAGTAAAGATGATACACGTAAGTTTTGTTTAATGGGTCAAATGCCTAAAGCAAGGACATATGAACGTTTTGGTAAAGAATCTACTACATACGATTTGGTTGGTCGTGTACATATGGACTATCTTCAACTTTACAAGAAGTACAACTACGAAAGTCGCCATAGCTATAAGTTAGATGCTATTGGTGAAATGGAAGTTGGTGAAAACAAAACACAATATGAAGGTACACTTGATCAGTTGTATAACAAAGACTGGGAAAAGTTTTTAGAGTACAACAGACAAGATACAATGTTGGTGTATAAGATACACAACAAACTAAAATTCTTAGAATTGGCTAATCAATTGGCGCACGAGAACACAGTATTATTACCAACAGTAATGGGTTCGGTAGCAATGATTGAAATGGCTATTTTTAATGAAGCCCACGAACGTGGATTGGCAGTTCCAGATAAAAAACGAAAGGTAGAAAATGCAGAAGATGAACAACAAGCGGCAGGTGCCTTCGTTGCTACTCCCAAAAGGGGCATGCACGAATGGGTCGGTGCAGTCGATATCAACTCACTTTACCCCTCAGTTATCAGGGCACTCAACATGGCGGGCGAGACTATTGTTGCCCAAGTTAGACAAACACTCACCGATCAATACATGAAAGAAAAGGGCCTTAGACTAGCATCAGAAAAGAAGCGTCACAAAGATGGCGATGATGCAGTTACAGGCAGCATTTTATGGGAGGGTTTGTTTGGTGCGCTAGAGTATACTGCTATTATGAATCAAGAACGTGGTACCATTCTTACACTTGACTATGAAGATGGTCGTAGTGAAGAGATGTCTGCTGCTGAGATTTGGAAACTTGTTTTTGACAGTCACAAACCCTGGATGCTTAGTGCAAATGGAACAATCTTTAGTTATGAAAAAGAAGGTGTTGTTCCAGGATTATTAAGTCGTTGGTATAGTGATAGAAAAGCAATGCAAAAGAAACTTAAGGAATCAACTACTGATGAGGATCGTGAGTATTGGGATAAGCGTCAATTGGTTCGTAAGATTTTATTGAACTCGGCGTATGGTGCATTGTTGAATGAGCATTGTAGATTCTATGATAAGCGCATAGGTCAATCAGTAACATTAAGTGGTAGGCAGATTGTTCGCCACATGATGAGTCAGATTAATCAAACTGTAACAGGTGATTATACTCACGAAGGTGAAGCGATTGTATATGGTGATACAGATAGCTGTTATTTTTCGGCATACACAACCTTGAAACCACAAATTGAAAGCGGCGACGTTGAGTGGAATAAAGATATTTGTATTGGTCTATATGATAGTATTGCTGATGAGGCAAATCAAAGTTTCCCAGCATTCATGGAACGTGCATTTCATGCACCACGTAAGAATGGTGAGATCATTAAAGCAGGTCGTGAATTGATTGGTGATCGTAGTATCTTTATCACAAAGAAACGCTATGCTATCAATATTTTTGATAAAGAAGGTAAGCGTAAAGATAAAGATGGTAAGTTGGGTGACATTAAAGCAATGGGTCTTGATTTGAAACGTGCTGATACTCCTAAGTATGTACAAGAGTTCTTAATGGAAGTACTGAGTATGGTTATACAGAAAGGTAAAGGTCGTGAAGACATTATTGAAACCATCAAAGAATTTAAACGCAATCTTAGTAA